GCCCGATAAGATACGATGTCACCATCAATCAGAACCTTACCCCTGTTCCCCTTATAGCTCATATTAGAACTCTCCTTGATACTCGTTACCATCTTCTGTTTGAATGACGACACCATTTACATATGTGTAGCCTGCTGCTTGCATTGCTCGCATATAAGCATAAGCTACATCCTCACAAGTCTCTACTTCTTCCTTGCTGAAGATTACCATTTCCTCTGGGTCATCGTCTTGGAAGATAATTGTAATAGTTGCCATCTTAAAATGCCGCCTCTTGTACTTCGTATTTCACATGGTCTAGGATTTTGATTGCCTCAAGGGTGACGATCTTACCATCCCACACATCAAACTTAACAGCGGCAGTAGTGCCATTCCCAATCAGACCATCTTCATCCCAATCCCACTCTACCAGACTGCCATCAACCTGCTTGTAAATCTTTGGGGCACCCATTACAACACCCGGTTGGCCAGTCTGTTGGTCAGTCAGCTTAGGGTTAAAGTGTGGTCGTTTTGCTTTGTAGTACATACGGCCATCATTGGTCTCTTTGAACAACTGTGCTTGCAGACCCTTATCTGGGATACCCTTAGCAACCATCTCACTCTTAGTTGATTGGTCGATCACACAGTTGACAACATACTGACCTTGAGTTTCCTCTAGCTTGTTAGATACATCTGAGCCATCATGTTTGCCCATATCACGGTTGTTCTCGTTGAGTTTAGCCCACTCAAGAACACAGTTTACATAAACTTTCTTAGCCATTGTCGGTTTCCTTCGGGTTTGTTTGTGGCCTGTAATATACTATAGGGACCATTTCAGAGTTTTTATTAGTGGATTTAGTGGATTTCTGCGTAATTTTTACCAAATTGTGCATCTACCCCCAAATTTACATTAAGGCTTAACTTCTCGTTAAGTATCTTGATAGATTTCTCCATTACATGCTTAGTCTCCTGTTCTTGTCCAGCCTCAATCAGGGCAATAATCTCATCGTGGAACTGTCCGATAGTGCTAATACCATTATTACGACACAGTGCTACCCAGCTATCAAAACAAAACACACCAGTTCCTTGGTTCAAGGTGCTGAACCTATCCTTGTCAGACCGTAGGCTATACCAGAAGCCACTGACAGGGTTCTTAAGCCACATGCTACCATTTACCTCACGTACTTCTAGGGTCTTAGCCACAGCCTCTACAGACCAGTTACGGGACCAGAAGGCTTCTAGTAGGTTAGCTGCCTCAGAGAGGGACATACCCGTTTCACGGGCCAGCTTAGAGGCTCCTATGCCGTATGTAGCCGAGTAGTTGACTACTTTGTAATTCTTACGAAGAGCTTTCAGGCTACGTTCACCAGAGTTGTGCATGTCGATGTCATTTTGTGTGATAACACCAGCATGTTTAGCAAGGTCAAGGTGAGGATCAAAGCCCTCTTTACTCATCTCGGCTACGTAGTCAGGGTCTAGGGGCTTCATGTAGTGACGTTTAGTGGTGTCTTCCAGAGAAACCATATCAGCACCACACAGAGTGTAGCCATCAGGGGCAATGAGGCACTCCCTGATCTCCTTACCCCAGACCTTATCGACACCGGGCAGGTTGACCAGAGGCTTCATGTGCTTGAACCGCAGGGTATTCGTAAGCCCTGCAATACTAGCCCTCAAATAACCATCACGATGAGACTCAAGGAAACCAGTGAAGATACCTAGGCGGTGCGTCAGGACAGTAAGACCTTCCAGAACCTCTACTGAGGAGTCAACCTCGATGAGCTTCTTTACTGAATTACAAAGTTCTCCATCCTTACGAACCTGTGGGATCATCTTCTCCTCACCAGTCTCCTTGTTACGGGTAAACTTGTAGGTCTCTGGTTGCCAACCCAAGGACCACAACCAATCCTTTACCTGATCGGTAGAGCCGGGGTTAGCAACCTCTGTGCTGGCAATGACGTTGATGGTCTGTGTAGTCTCCCTCTGTCCATTCTGATTGAGCAGATCAAGCCAAGCCTCACCACGAGAGGACAGGCTACCATCCTTCTTGTGCATGAGTTTGGGACGACTAACCTTCTTGTAGTTAATCTTCTTGGGCATGATCTGAGCCAACTGGTGTGTCTTGTCTTCTTTCATGACAGTAAGCTGGCCAGCATAACGAGTAGCCTTCTCTACATCCAGCTTCCAACCCATCTGCTCTTGTAGGACTGCACACTCCAACTTGAAGTTAAGGTAACTGATAAGACGTTGCTTACCAGCTTCGTCACTATAGAGCTTACCCAGCTTGTAGTTAAGGTTCTTCCACAGACGCATGTTGATCTTAACATCCTCAACACAACGATGTGCATAGTCCTCTGGGGTAAGGCTGTCCCAGTCAACCACCTTTGGCTTAGGGATGCCATAGTCTTCCCCATACCACTCAAGGCCATGACGATCACGTTCATGGTTCAAGTACCAACTAAGGCCAAGGGTGTCGATCACCTGACAATTAACCTTGATGCCAAGCAGCTTCTCAATAGCAGGGTTATCGAACCGAATGATGTTGTGGCCAATGACTACATCCTCAGTGAGGAAGAACTTACGCATCTCATCGTAGTCGTGGGTGAACACAGGCTCTTCCATATCTTCACGTTGGTAGGCCAAGACATGTATCTTGGTCATAACGTCTAGGAAGCCGTTGGTCTCTATGTCAAACACTGCTGCCATTACATAATTTCCCTTAGTGTGAAAGTTTCTGGGCTGAACCGCATCTTACCAGCTCGACCTTCCTCAGAACATGGACGATTTTTCTGAACTGTCAAGTGTGTTGTGTTGCACTCTTCGTAATCGTCAGACTCTTTGTCCCTTTGAAGGTCAATAATAACAGAGGCCCGTTGTGCAATCATCTTACAATACTTGGGGTCACCGTTCTCATTGGTGTGGGCAATAGTGACAATGCCTACGTTCAATTCCGCAGCCAGCTTAGACAGACGGACAGACAGATCAGCAAGGATTTCTTCCTTAGAAGCTTCATTCTTACCAGCTACTACGTCTTGGATAGGCTCAAAGAACACATAACGAACACCACAGGCTTCACGGAAGAACCTGATCTGGTCGATGAGTTCCTCGGTACCTTGACCATCCGCAAGGTAGAACTGGTAAAAATTCTCATCCTTGGTCAGTTCGTGGATAGCCTTTTCCACTGTAGCATTGGCACCCTTAGCTTCAATCAAGTCACGACGAGTGAGGTTGTCCTTTGCTTCGTAGGAGACAAGACCAAGCAGAGTCCGTAGCTTTGTCTCTTCCAGATGCCAAGCAGCAATAGGCACACCCTTCTTCAGCATATTATACTCAAGGTAACGCATGATCTCGGTCTTACCGATGCCTGTCTGAGCCTTGATTACAGTAAAGTGGCCCTGCATCAGTCCAAGGATTTTATCATCTAGGCCAACAATACCAGTCTCTACGTATTGATGCTCAGGTGCATCCTTGTACAAACTCATGAACTGATCTGTTGTGTTCAGGATATTCTCTGGCACAAACTTCTTGGCATTGAACCAAGCAGACTTAAACTGTGCCCCAGCACCATTAACAAGGAAGTCGTTGGCGTCTTTGTACTTATCATGGATTACACGATAGACTTTGTTGGGGAACATGTTGGCGATCTTAGCTGCCACAGCATCCCCAGCCTCATCACTGTCAATGCTGAGGATGATCTTCTCGAAACTGTTGAGCCATACACGACAGTTCTCCCAGAGCCTCTTGGAGGGGGTTGCAGAGGGCAAGGACACAACAGGGTTGGTGTAGTTACCCAAAAGCATCTGGTGGACTGAGAGGGCGTCCAGTTCGCCCTCAGTGATGGTTACAGTTCTTGCACACCCTGCGTTCCACAGGTTCATGCCAAAAAGCTCATCTGAGCTAAGTCCACGGGCACTGAAAGACTTAGTGGGCATGTAACGAATCTTTACACCACCAGAAGGGTAAAGGTATTCCTGACGGGTTGGTTCATCTTCACTATTGGTGTAAGTCCTTACGTCAAAGAACTCCATTGTGTTGCGGGAGATGCCCCTCATAGCAACGTATTTGTAATCAGGGTCTGCTTTATGTTCGTATTGTACGACTGTTGACATATTGGTCTTCCTCTTTAGTGGTTTGTATTGGTCAAAGAATGTTGAGGCACAAGAGTGGCACCAGCCAACCTGCATGTCATCATTCCAGCTATAGGCATCAGAGCTTCCACAGTTGTCCGTGTCAGGACAAGGGATGTGGTTTATCTGGGTCATAACACTCTCCTTGTTAAAGTGTCCGAGACAGTTATTACAAAGTGCCCTCTTTTACAAGGTGTAATTACAATGAATTTATTTTCACTGTACCCCTTGACAGGTCAAGATTGTCCCCTATCTAACATAAGTGCCCTTAAGTTATTAACCTT